CAAGCCAGAGCGCAAATCAATATTTTGATCGCAGACGCACAATTAAAAACAAAAGTTTTAAGCGAGGAAGACAAGAGGCGCGTTGAAATAAATAAACAACTTGCTGCAGTAATTGAAAAATTTGCAGACATATTGACATCCGAAGAATTGCTTGAAGCAATTCGAAAACTGCGGGAAGCCTTGGAAGGCGCCGCTAAAACTGGGGAAAGTTTCAAAGATAACTTCAAAGCTTCCTTCAAATCAATTGCCGATTCCGCATTAAATCTTGGGGCAAACCTTGGCTCTTCATTGGGAAATACTTTTGTTGGGCTTGCGGATCAGTTGGCCGAATTTGTAGCAACTGGTAAAGCGAGTTTTGCAGACTTTACTCGTTCTGTTCTTTTGGATTTGAGCAAAATATTCATGAGAGCTGCAATTTTTCAAACACTAAAAGCATTTTTCCCCGGTAGCTCTGCAATAGGCAGTTTTCTTGGTTTTGCCAACGGCGGCATCATGACCGAAAAGGGTCCGCTTCAACTGCGTCGTTATGCCAATGGCGGCATTGCAACGAGCCCACAAATGGCAATTTATGGCGAGGGAAGCCGTCCCGAAGCCTATGTGCCTCTGCCGGATGGCCGCACAATTCCGGTCACCATGAAGAGCGGCGGTGGGGTCGGTAATGTTGTGGTGAATGTCGATGCCAATGGCAGCAACGTTGAAGGCAATGGTCAGCAGGCCAATGCACTTGGCAAGGCAATCGGCATCGCCGTTCAGCAAGAGCTGATCAAGCAGAAACGTCCTGGAGGCTTGCTCGCGTAATGGCCACTTTCAACGACGCCACTGTTGGCACCAGTACAGGCGGCACCACGCCTGATTTCGGTGCGTCACGTAAAAGCCAACCTGTTGTTCGCAAGGTGCAGTTTGGTGATGGCTATGAGCAACGTCTGACCTATGGGTTAAATCAAAACCCACGTGTTTGGGATTTGACTTGGACAGCCAAAGACAGCACAGATGCCGATGCCATTGAGGCGTTCTTTGATGCCCGCGCTGCTGACAATGCCAGCTTTGATTGGACGCCATTGGATGAAGCAACCGCCTACAAGTGGGTTGTGGAGAGTTGGTCGCGTGATCTGCGTTACGCCAACGTAAATACGATTACAGCCACCTTCCGTCAAGTATTTGAACCCTGATGGCGTACTCGGCTTGGGCTAGTTCAACTGCATACGTTGTTGGCGATATTGTCCGCGCTAGCAGCCTGCAGGCATCCGGCCTGGTCTTCCAGTGCGCCACGGCTGGCACCAGTTCCAGCACCCAACCCGCTTGGCCAACCGACATTGGCAGCACCATCACGGATGGCACGGTTGTCTGGACAGCAATAAGCAGCGTCTACGAAGAACTGGCCGCACTGGCGCCAAGCGCCATCATCGAACTGTTTGAAATGACGCTGGACACCACCCTGCATGGCAGCAGCGATACCTACCGCTGGCACAACGGCTGCAACGCCAACGTCACCGGCAACATCACTTGGAACGGCAATACCTACACCCGCCTGCCCGTCAACGCTGACGGCTTTGAGTACAGCAACACCGGCACGCTCCCGCGCCCCACACTGACCATCAGCAACTTGGACGGCACCATGACCACGCTGCTGTTGCTGGTCAATGCCACTACACCCGGCAACGACCTAGGTGGCGCCACCGTCAAACGCATCCGCACCCTCAAGAAATACCTTGATGGCGAAACCGCCGCAGATCCACATGCCAAATTCCCCGATGAGGTCTGGTACGTGGACCGCAAGGCAAGTGAAAACCGTGACTCCGTGAGTTTCGAGCTGGCCAGCAAATTCGACCTCGCTGGCGTGATGATTCCCAAGCGCCAAATCATCGCCAACATCTGCCAGTGGCAATACCGAAGCGGTGAGTGCGGCTACACAGGCAGCAACTACTTTGATGTCAACGACAACACTGTCGGCGTGTTGGCCGAAGACCGTTGCGGCAAGCGGCTCAGTTCGTGCAAGCTGCGTTTCGGTGAAGTCGCTGAATTGCCCTTTGGATCCTTCCCCGGCGCCGGTCTGACCCAATGAAACTCAGTAAATCCATCCAAGAAGCTGCCCTGGAGCACGCAAAGGCGGAATTTCCAAAGGAATCCTGCGGTTTGGTCGCCGTGGTCAAAGGCCGCAAGCGGTATTTTCCCTGCCGCAACATGGCCGAAACACCAGACGAACACTTTGTGCTGGATCCGGCTGACTACGTTGCCGCTGAAGAACAGGGCGAAATCGTGGCCGTGGTACATAGCCATCCAAAGACCAACCACGCCCCATCCCAAGCCGACCGCGTTGCCTGCGAAAAATCTGGCCTGCCCTGGCACATCGTCAACCCACAGACTGAACAGTGGGGTTACTGCGAACCCGAAGGCTTCGAACTTCCCTACGTGGGACGCGAATTTGTCTTCGGCATTGTGGACTGCTACAGCTTGTGCCGCGACTGGTACAACCGCGAATTTGGCCTCAACCTGAGCGACTACGACCGCCGCGACCAGTTCTGGCTCCGGGGTGAGAATTTATACCTAGACAACTTCGCCAACGAAGGCTTTTACCCCATCCCCCTGGAAGAACTGCAATACGGCGACGCGATCCTGATGCAGCTTGCATCACCGTTACCCAACCACGCTGCTGTCTACTTGGGCGACCAGTTGATCCTGCACCACATCCAAGGCCGACTCAGTAGCCGTGATCTGTACGGCGGTTATTATTTGAAGAGCACCGCCCGAGTCCTGCGGCATGAAAGTCGTTAAGGTCTACGGCGCACTCCGCAAAAAGCTCGGCCAGTGCCGCTTCCAATTTGAAGCCGACACGCCTGCCCAAGCCCTCAAGGCACTCTGCGTCAACTTTCCCGGCCTTGAAAAGTGGCTGCTGGATAGCGAAAAAGACGGCGTTGGTTATCGCGTAACCCTCGGAAAAGAAAAAATTACCGAACAAAACGCCGTCCTAATTGCAGCCCCATTTAGTGAACGTGAAGTCTTTAGCATCACGCCCGTAATCGCGGGTGCAGGCCAGGGCGGCGGCCAAATTTTGGCAGGCATCGGTCTTGTCGCACTGGCAATCGTCGCCGGTCCTGTTGCAGGCGGTTTCCTCGGTTTAGGCGCTGGCCTCAGCGGTGTTGGCGGCGGCATCGCAGCATCTGGTTTGATCGGTGGTGCGGCAGCATCAGCCCTTGGTTTTGTTGGCTTGTCGCTGGCAATTAGCGGAGTCGCACAAGCACTATCGCCCGCCCCAGTTCAGTCCACAACCACGACAGAACGCGGACGCGACGCCGCAAAGTTCGAGTCATTCACTTTCTCCGGCATCGTCAACACCGCAAAGCAAGGTTTGCCGGTGCCTATTGCATACGGGCGCGTATTCGTTGGCTCCGCTGTTCTTTCTAGCGGCCTTGACGTTGACCAACTGATATGACACGGATTGTCGGCTCTGGCGGTGGTGGCGGTGGCGGTTGCTTCCTGGGGCACACCCTTGTCGCAATTCCGGGTGGCACGCGCCGCATTGATGAACTGCAGGCTGGCGATCTCGTCCTGAGTTTTGACGACGCAGGAGGACTGCACGAAGCCAAGATCCTCAAAGTCCATGAGCACGAAGACGAGCGCGTCATTCGTTACACGCTCTGGGGCGGCGAGCATCTTGATGCCACTCCCAACCACTGGGTCCTCAACCAATTCAACGCCTTCGTCGAAATCGACACTCTCGGCTCCGACGACTGCCTCGTTGATGCCAATAACCACCTGCGCCCCATCGTCGGCAAAACCGAATTCTGCACTGGCACGGTCTACAACCTGACGGTCGAAGGCCATCACACCTTCATCGCCAACAACATCCGCGTCCACAACGCCGGCCTAGGTCTCGGCATTGCTGGTGCTGGCGGCGGAGGCGGTGGCGGCGGTAAAGGCGGCGGTGGTGGCGGTGGCTCCAGCCGCACCCCAACAGAAGCCGACGACTCACTCCAGTCAGTTCAATACGCCAGCGTGCTGGATCTGCTGTGTGAAGGCGAGATCGACGGCATCGAAAACGGCGAAAAGGGTATTTATCTGGAAGGCACTCCAGTCCGCGACGCCGCCAACAACGCCAACTTCGAGGGCTACACAGTTGTCACCCGCACTGGCACGCAAGCCCAGAGCTACATCAGCAACGCGATTGGCACCGAAAGCGAGGAAGGCGTCAACGTCGAAGTTGTTAATGCCACACCCGTTGTCCGCACCATCACCGATTCCGACGTGGATCGTGTGCGCGTCACACTGCAAGTTCCATCACTGCAGATCATCGAAGATGACGGCGACATTGTTGGCCACAGCGTCCAAGTCCGTATCCAAGTCCAATACAACGCCGGCGGCTATACAACCGTCGTAGACGACACGATCAGCGGCAAAACCAGCAACCGCTACCAGCGCGATTACATGATCCCGCTGTCTGGTGCGTTCCCCGTTGACATCAAAGTCATTCGCGTCAGCGCCGACGAATCGAGCACCAAACGCCAAAACCAAACCTACTGGTTCAGCTACACCGAAATTATCGACGAAAAACTGCGCTACCCCAACAGCGCATTGGCATTTTTGCGGTTTGATTCCCGCCAGTTTGACTCAATCCCAACCCGCAAATATCTGATTCGTGGGCAAAAAGTCCAACTGCCCAGCAACGCCACCGTTGACACCACCACTTACCTAGGTCGCGTCACCTATTCCGGCGTCTGGGACGGCACCTTCGGTGCTGCAACTTGGTGTAATGACCCAGCTTGGTGCCTCTGGGATTTGCTCACCAACACCCGTTACGGCGCCAGCATCCCCACCAGCAGCCTGGATCGCTACGACTTCTACGCCATCAGCCAATACTGCAATGCCCTTGTTGACGACGGCAAAAACGGATTGGAACCACGCTTCTCCTGCAACCTACTAATTAACAGCCGCGACGAGGTTTATAACGTCATCCAAGAGATGACGAGCCTGTTCCGTGGCATCGCGTATTACGGCGCCGGCTCGCTGGTGCTCCAGCAGGACAAACCGACCGACTCGCAATATCTGCTGGGACAAAGCAATGTCGTTGATGGCATTTTTGTTTACAGCGGCACATCACAAAAAGCTCGCCACAGCGTCGCAACTGTTGCCTGGCAGTCCTACGACACCTTGGGCGAAGTTGAGTACGAGTACATCGAAGATGCAGACGCTGTAGCCAAATACGGCATCATCAACAAAGACATCAAAGCCCTCGGTTGTTACAGCCAAGGTCAAGCGCATCGCGCTGGTAAGTGGGCACTCCTTAGCGAACAAAACCTGACCGAAACCGTCACCTTCTCGGTGTCTATCGACAGCGGCATCATCCTGCGCCCTGGGATGGTGATTGACGTTGCCGACCCGATGAAGGCTGGCACACGCCGCAGCGGTCGCGTCAGTTCTGCCACCACAACCACCATCACGGTTGACTCCAGCAGCAGCCTGTCCGTCAATCTGGCAAGTAACCCGCGTATTTCGGTCATCCTGCCCAGCGGCAACGTCGAACTTCGCCCGATCCAATCCATCAGCGACCGCACCATCACGGTCGGCAACCCATTTAGCGAAGCACCCAACGCCAACGCCATCTGGCTGATCCAAACCGACGACATCGAATCCCAGCAATTCCGCGTCCTCAACGTCGCCGAATCGGACGACGGCATCTACGGCGTCACCGCCCTGCAATACAACAGCAGCATTTACAACGCGATTGAAAGCGACAACACGCTGACCACCCGCGACATCAGCAACCTCAGCGACCCGCCCGATGCAGTCAGCAGCATTGACGGCACTGAATATCTATACCAAGACGGCCAAAGCGTTTTTTCCGGCTTCACCCTTGGCTGGATCAGCCCCAAAGATCGCGTCTCGGAGTTTCGCGTTAAATACCGCGTCGATAACGACAACTGGCAGCAGGTAAACACCACCTCGCCGTCAATCAAGATCCTCAACACGCGCCCCGGAACGCTTTACGTACAAATTCAGGCGTACAACTACGTCAACAAAGGTGGTGCAATAGCCGCCGATCAATTCCAACTTGTCGGCAAAACCGCCGTCCCCGGCAACGTCCAGAACCTGAGCTTTGAGGCCATCAACGCCAACTCCGGCCGCCTGCGCTGGGACGAAACCGTAGACCTCGACGTAAAGGTTGGCGGCAAAATCCACATCCGCCACAGCAACCTGACGGACGGCTCGGCTAGCTGGAGCAACAGCGTTGACCTGATCCCCGCCAAATCCGGTAGCGCGACCGAGGCCATCATCCCGCTGGTGGAAGGCGAAGTGCTGGTCAAGTTCGAGGACGACGGTGGCCGTCAGAGCGCCAGCGAAACCAGCATCATCATCGACCTGCCTGACACGCTGGCACCGCTCACGCTGATCAACCGCCGCGAGGACCAAGACGTCCCACCGTTCCAGGGCACACGCACCAACACCTTCTACAGCGAGGAGTTTGACGCCCTGACGCTGGATGGCTCGGACTTGCTGGATGACGTGCCCGATGTGGATCTACTGCCCACCTTCGACGTGATGGGTTCGGTGCAGTCTTCCGGCACCTACGACTTCGCCACCACCGTTGATTTCGGCAACACCTTCTCCATCGACTTCAGCCGCTACTTCGTCACCCGTGGTTACTACCCCAGCGATCTGATCGACAGCCGCCTAGCCGAAGTGGACGACTGGAGCGATTGGGACGGCGGCGTGATCGACGCGGTGAACGCCATCCTCGAACTCCGCAGCACCACCGACAACCCGAGCGGCACCCCGACGTGGAACGCATGGCAGCCGTTCGTTAATGGCACCTTCCGTGGCCGCGGCTTCCAGTTCCGCACCACGCTGACCAGCAACGACGTTGCCGAAAACATCCTTGTCGATGAGCTGGGCTACCTCGCCACCATCCAACGCCGGACCGAGCAGAGCAACGCCGCAGCGAGCGGCACCACCAACACCGCCGTGACCTTTCCCTACCCGTTCTTCACTGGAACGGCCAGCATCGGCGGCTTGAACGCTTATTTGCCCAGCGTCGGTGTGACGGCACAAAACCTGCAGGCCGGCGATTACTTCCAGATCTCCAACGTGACTGGCACCGGCTTCCAGATCAGCTTTTTCAACTCCGGCGGTAGTCCCGTCACCCGCAACTTCACATGGAGTGCAACCGGATATGGACGGCAGGGCTAAACTTCTTGTATTAAAGGACGCCTGATTCGTGGCTCAGCACGATTACGTCATAGCCAACGGCACAGGGGCGGCAGTCCGTTCAGACCTCAACGGTGCCCTTGCTGCAATCGCCACGATCAATAGTGGCGCCACTGCACCGACCACTACTTACGCCTTCCAACTCTGGGCAGATACCACCACCGGCCTGCTCAAGATCCGCAATGCCGCCAACTCGGCTTTCGTAACTGTTGGCACACTTGCCTCCACCAACCTCGGCCTGGCGTCTCTGGCTGGTGCAACCTTCACCGGCGATGTGATCCTCGGCACCACCACGGCGCTGGAACTGCCGGACGGCACCACCGGCCAACGCCCCGGCTCCCCGGTCAACGGGATGATCCGGTACAACACCACCCTCAACCAGTTTGAGGGCTACAAAGCCAGCGCATGGGGCGCAATCGGCGGCGGTGCAACGGGTGGATCGTCTGATGACATCTTCTACGAGAATGGCCAGACGGTCACCACCAATTACACTTTGAGCACGGGCAAAAACGCCATGTCAGCCGGACCGATTTCGATCAACTCCGGGGTGACCGTTACGGTGCCCTCGGGCGCTTCTTGGACGGTGGTGTAAGTCATGCCAATCGCAATCAACGGCTCTGGAACAATTACCGGCATCAGCGTCGGGGGTATCCCTGATGGCACGGTTGACACTGATGTGCTGGCTGCCAACGCCGTCACCTACGCCAAGATCGGCACCACTGAGCAGGGGCAACTCTGCAAAGCATGGGTGAATTTTGACGGCACCGGCACCGTAGCAATCCGCGCCAGCTACAACGTGAGCAGCATTACGGATAACGGGACGGGTGACTATACGGTGAACTTCACGACGGCGATGCCGGATGCAAACTATACCGTCATTGGCGGTGGAGCGTCTGTATTAAACGCAGCATTACCTATTACATACCCCAACACAAGCGCAGGCGGTGCTGTAAATCAAACAGCGCCATCAACAAGCAGTTTCAAGGTCGCAACAAACATCCCCACTGGTGTCGCTTATGACCCGCAATACGTGTATCTCGCCGTCTTCCGCTAATCACCATGAACCGCATCATCTACCCCACACCTGAAGGCGGCGTCGCGGTGATTATCCCCACCGGCGAACTGCCCATCGAGGAAGTCGCAGCCAAGGATGTCCCCGAAGGCGTGCCCTACGAAATCGTGGACGAAGCCGACATTCCCAGCGACCGTTACTTCCGCAATGCGTGGGTGATGGGCGACTGCTGCGTGGAGCACGACCTCGATAAGTGCAAAGAGATCGGCCACGACCGTCGCCGCCAGCAACGCGCTGAGGAGTTCAAGCCCTACGACGAGGTGATTGCCAAGCAGATCCCTGGTGCTGATGCTGCAACAGCGGAAGAAGCCCGCCAGCAGATCCGCGATAAGTACGCCCTGATCCAAGACGTGATTGAAGGCGCGTCTACTCCTGACGAAATCAAGACCGCCCTGGAGGCAAACAAATGAGTATCCGTCTCAACGGCAGCACATCGGGTTACACCGAGATCGACGCTCCGGCGGTGGCTGGGTCGAACACGCTGGTGCTTCCGACTGGGAATGGGTCCGCTGATCAGGCGCTGGTCACCAACGGCAGCGGCACTCTGAGCTTTGCTGATCGCGGGCGGATGACGCTTGCCACCGCTCAGAACAGCACCAGCGGCACCAGCATTGACTTCACTGGGATTCCGAGTTGGGTGAAACGGGTGACGGTGATGTTTAACGGGGTGAGCTTAAGCGGATCAGATTTTGTATTAGTGCAGGTTGGGTCCGGTTCCTTAAGCACATCCGGTTATACATCGGCTAGTTCATCCGGTACATCGGGGGTTGGCACATCTACATCAACAAGCGGTTTTGTTATTCGGATTATTTCTGGATCAGATGCACTTATTGGATCAATAGTGATTCAAAACATAACGGCAAACACATGGATAAGTAACCATACTTGCGCTGTTAGCGTTGGTGGGTTTCTTCTCGGTGCCGGGGTTAGCCCTAATCTTTCAGGCGCATTAGACCGAGTAAGCGTCACCAGAAGTGGGACAAACACCTTTGACGCCGGGTCGATCAACATTCTCTACGAGGGCTGATCATGAGCACAATCAAGACAACCAACCTTCAAGCCCCCTCGGCAGCCTCGCCCGCCATTGTGCTGGCAGCAGACGGCAGTGCTACGGCGCAGCTCAGCAGCCTTAATGGTGGGGCGCTCGCAGGGGCAAGAAACCGCATCATCAACGGCGACATGCGGATCGACCAGCGCAATGCTGGGGCGAGTGTGACGATTACCACGACCGGGGGCGGCCAGTACACGCTTGATCGTTGGTTTGGTCAGGCCAGTCAGTCCAGCAAGTTCTCGGTGCAGCGCAACGCCGGTTCTGTCACGCCGCCTACCGGGTTCACCAACTATTTGGGCGTGACCTCGTTGTCTGCTTACTCGGTCACTTCTGGCGATTATTTTTCAATCAAGCAATCTATTGAAGGCTTTAACGGCGCTGACCTCGCGTTTGGTACAGCCAACGCAGCTACCGTGACGATGAGTTTTAGGGTCTACAGCTCTCTTACCGGAACCTTTGGCGGTGTTCTACAAAACGGCGCGTTCAACAGAAGTTATCCATTCACTTACGCAATTTCTTCCGCCAACACTTGGACGACCGTCTCGGTTACGATCCCCGGGGACACGAGTGGAACATGGGAGACTGACAACAGCTCGGGTCTAGTTGTTATTTTTGGCCTTGGTGTTGGTTCCACCTATAGCGGTACTGCCGGATCTTGGTCTGGCAACAACTACATTTCCGCAACCGGAGCCACCTCTGTCGTCGGCACCAACGGCGCGACCTGGTACGTGACCGGCGTCCAACTTGAAGCCGGCAGCGTCGCCACCCCGTTTGAGCGCAGGAGCTACGGGCAGGAGCTGGCGTTGTGTCAGAGGTATTTTGAGCAGCTACCCGCAGGTGGCTCTGGTATTTATGGCTCAAATGCTAACCTAAGTTATGTAAATTGGCAGTATAAAGTTACAAAACGCGCAAGTGCTACCGTCACATTGGGCGCAGGATCGTCTGTAACCTTTGACTATGCCAATGAATGGGGTTGTAGTGGATACGTCAACGGGTACGCACGCATTGCTCCTTCAACAACCGCCTCCGCCGAGCTGTAACCCATGACCTACCAACTCACCACGTCTGACTGCATCCTGCGCCTTGAAGATCAAGCCTGCATCCCCCAGGACGAGGCCAACACCGACTACGCCGCCTACCTGGCGTGGCTGGAGGACGGCAACACCCCCGAGCCTGCACCCGAGCCCGAGCCCGTCCCCGAGCTGACGCCTGCTGAAAAGCTGGCTGCTAGTGGGCTGACGGTGGAGGAGCTGAAGGAGCTGCTCGGGATCTGATGGCCGTCAAATCCAAGACCGGCGTTAAAGCTATTCAGCACGTTCCGGCAAAACCTAAAAGAACACGGCAGGGAAATGGAAAACATTCCTTGCCTAATCACGGTCGTAAATTGACCCGTGGGCAGGGACGGTAAGATCTAAAAGTAGTTGCAGACGTGCGATGTCTGAGAATGGTTTTTGGCGGGGAGTCAAGCAAGAAACCGTTGCGGGCATTGGCGTTGCAGCAACTGTGGCCTTAGCCTCCGGCATCTTTTACTTGGTGTATACGGTGCCGACCAAACTTGATGATGTACTTCAAAATCAAGTCAAATTTGAAGAAAAGATTGGAAAAATGGATGATCGTATCCTTGATCACGAGCAACGGTTGATCAAGTTGGAGATCAAGCCATAAG